TACACCAGCTTTTAATAATTCTTTTAATATATTACCTGATGGTGTACTTAATACTTCTACAGTTCCCATTAGGTCATCTCCTTTCCACCATATTTTTTTAATATTGTGACTAACGTTTTGTAAATTTACAACCGATGATTCTGGATGGTCTAACTCTCCTAAAGCTCTATTTTCTGCTATTTGTATTTCAGAATATTTTTTAGCTTCACGCATTAATGTTTCTTTTGGATAAACTCTTCCATTTTGATTTTTAGCTTCCGCTCTCTGTAAAACACCGCTTACAATTACACGGCCGTTGTTTTTTCTTTCGGACTCCATTATCATTTGAGGTGATATATTAAATGACGAATAGTCTATTAGTAATGATTTTGCCATTAGAATCTCCTAAGTTTTTCTGCGATTTCTGTCATTCTATTGGAAATTTTTCGCAAATTTAACCTTGTGGATTTCCAATATTTTGTAGAGTCAATTCCATCTTCGGTTTTCAATTTCATATTTTGATTGATAATTCTTTCTATTTTATAAAGTCTACTGTTTACTTCTTTTATAGCCTTATTAACTTTTTGTTTAGAATTCAAAGAATCATCGCTTTTATATTCTTTATAGCTAATTTCATTAAGATTCATTAACCTTGCCATTCTCATAAATGTCGATTCGTCAGTTTTTTTCTTTTTCTTTTTCTTAAATGCTTTTGGCGTATCGTATGATTCACCGCCTCCAGTTATATTAAGTTCGTCTAACTCTTCCTCTTCGATTTTCTTAAAATCTTCTTCAAACATTTTATCAAGTTTTTTATTTAATGACATTTGCCAACTCCTTAATTAAATCGTATGCTCTTAATACAGAAATAATATGTTTATCCTTAATTTTTTTATCTTGTTTTATAAGATGTAATTGAGAACTAACCTCATTAAGTTTTATTTTTACAACATTATTTTTTACATGTTTTGCTGCTGTATCTATTTTTGATGTTGTATTGTTTATTTCTTTATATACATAGTTATTTAATTTTTCTGTATTTGATATATTTTCTATATATTCTTTTAGTAAAGATTTTTGTTTTTTACCAAGCTTTCCATACTTTTCGTTGAATTTTTCCAAAAGTATTTTATATGATAACATACGTACCTCTTTATCTTGTTTTGAATAAATATCGTATGTTTCGTCTATTTTATTTTTAATAACTTTTTTATTTGTTATATTTTCTAAAAGAGAATATCTAAATCTAACTTGGTTAGAAGGAGAAGCTCCTTCAAATAAACAGTATATAGAAGCGTTAAGTGGATAATTAGATACCTGCATTTTGAAAAAATCTTCAGTATTATAATTTTTCTTAATTTCTTTTATTAAATTATATTTCTGTTTTTTTAATAAATTATTTGAAAGTCTTTTACGTTCTTTCAATACTGCATCTATAAATTTATCTGCTTTGTTTTCGTTGTTGAACTTTTCGCTTAAAAGAGTTTGATATAAACCAAGTTCTTTTTTTAGTGATGTGTTTTTCTTAAAAAACTCTCTAATTATATCTATTGCAGGTGAGTTTTTTATACCATTGACAGTGTCACTTGTCACTTGGCGAACAAGTAGTTCAAATAAAATACCTGTGTTTTTATATTTTGAATGTTTTACTGCCAACTGTTTTCCCCTTATATATCTTTATATATACTTTATAATAAATATCAACAAGTGTATTAAATATCACTGTCTAGTATGTTTTCCTCGTTTAATAGATTAGATTTTTTTGTTTTTGGCATATCATTAAATATATTTACTGCCATTGTACGTTTATCTTCTCTTTTCATATATCTTCTTTTGCCTTTATTGTTTTTTAATTTTGCATCTCGCTTTCTTTCTTCTTTAGCAATAGTATCCCTTCCTCTTGCAGATTTCTGAGTTCCATATTTTGGACCTTCTTTTGGTCTTCCTTGACCTGGCTTGTTTTTCTCTTCAATATTTTCTTCTTCCCATAAACCAGAAGTGTCAGGTAAATCTGGCTCAAACCCTCCTTCTTCTCCTGCAGGTGGTTGTGAACCTTGTTGTAATGCCCAATCGGTTGAAACAGATATCTTAGATTTGATAGGATTGTTTCCAGCTTCAAGTTCATTGTGTAAGAATTCTCTTTTTCTATCTTGCTGTACACCTTTTTGCTGTTCTTTCATTTCTTCTTCTGTCATATTTAATACGTTTTTATATGCCCATTCTTCTGAAATTACTCTACCTGATTTTATAGAATCTATCAAGCTTAGTTTTTGAGACCACAATTCTATTTTTTCCTGTTCATGAATTGTTGAAGAGTTTGTAAGAGTTAAATCAAAATCAACCATATCTTCTTCTGTAAATCCTTGAGAGTATAAATGTACCATTGCAACTTTTGTTAACTCTGAAATAAAGATTCTCTGTATTCTTTCAATAGTTCTTGCAAATCTAACATCTTGTGCAGCTAGTGTAGCTTTTCCTTCTACTCCCTCTTCATATCCTAAAAATGCTTTTGGTATTTTTAATGCAGCAAACATTCTATGCTTTAGATATTCGACGTCATCGATACCACCAAATTCCATTCCTTGCATTGTATCTATTTCTGTACCAGAATTTCCACCTCTTACAGGAAGATAAACATCTTCCATCATATTTGACATATTAAATCTTAAGTTATACTGTCCTGTTGCAGGGTCTAAATATGGAGTTTTTTTCATTTGGTTTATAACTCTTTGCATATATGTATCTACTTCAGCAGGAGGTATATTTCCGATATCGATTTTATATATTCTTTTTTCTGGAGCTCTCATTATTCTGTGAATTAACATTGCATCTTCCATAAGAGTTAATTGCTTCCAAGTTTTTCTTGCAGGTTCTACCATTGATTTACCATACGGTAAGAAATTCATATCATTTAATAATCTAAAATGTGCAATTTCATAATTACCATATTTTTTTATATGTGAAGATTTTTTATTTCCAACTGTATGTGGTTGCTGACCTCCCATTGAAGGGTCGTGTGTGAATTCAACTAGTTCTGGATTTGAAGGGTCTAGACCTTCGTCTCTGTACATTTCGTAAGATGAAACAGGTACTGCATTTGTTACACCTATTTTTTCTGTTATATCTAATTTTAGATATAGGTCTCCATACTTGCACATATTTCTAATCCACGGCCAAGCATTGAATTCTATATTTAATACATCATAAAATAAATTATGTAATACTTTTCTAACTTTTTCGTTTTCAGTCTGTATTGTTAATACGTTTCCATATTCGTTTTTCAATGTAGATTCGTCTGCATAAATATCTAATGCAGATGATATTATAGAATCTTCATCCATTATTTCATAGTCAGTATATAACTGAAGTCTTAGTGTATGAAAGTTAGTCTGTTGGTTATATCCATAATCATTGTTTCGATATATCTTACTAAATCTATCGATAAGCTTATTTGTTGCTAACTTTGTATTTGATTGTATTCGACTTAAATCTGTTACCTTAAGTCCTCTGTCTGTACGTCTAACTATAGTTCCTGTTGAAAATAAAGTCCTTAGTCTTCCAAAAAATGTTTTATCTGCCATTTATTTTAACTCCTTTATAGCAACCAGGTTAGGTCTTCGTTATCATTACCAATTTTGTGTTTCCAAGGGTCTTCACCTTGAAAACCACTTTGTTTGTAAGCACCTTTAGTGTTTACAATATTGTTGATTGCGTTTTTATTCATTGCCATTCCTTCTGTACGCAATCTCAATGCATTATCTCTAACATACATTGCAATAGAAAACGCTAGTGTTAAATCATCGTTATAGCCTCTTTGAGCTTCAGCTTTGTGGCCATTCCAAATGAAAACAAAAAGTTCATCGATAAGTCTTTGAGACCTCACAATACACGCCTTTTCTCTAAAATAAATATCAAGTTTCGATATCAAAAGAGGGCGAGTACGTGATGAGGTTGTAAAACCTGGTGTCATATTTTCTTTGTTTTTTAGGTCGTAACCTTTACTTAATTGAGTGGCTGCGTCATGAACTCCTTCATGTTTATATGTATAATAAAGATTTCGATAACCTCTATCTATAGCAGGTTGAATTGCAGCCCAACCTATATTTGCATTTTCTACAACTAACAACGCTTCATTGTATTCTCCTGAAACATTTACTAACATGTTTCCAAATTCTTTTGTTCCTATTTGTCCTTTGAATTCTGCAACTTGAGTCATTGATTCTATTTCTATAATATGAAATGTTGAATAATCTGAACCATCACCTCTTGCTACATCGGCAACTACCATATATGATTTTGAATAATCAGGATATTCCCATATCCACATTTCATCGTCCTTGCCTCTTTTTTCTATAGGCTCTTTACACATATTTTCTTGATACCATTGAAGTAACTCACCAGGAATTACTGTATTACCAGAACTAATAAAGTCACAGTCGCACTCTTGCGCTGCCATCTTTTCGCCTAATAACTCTGTTTGTAAATCTCTCCACTTCTGGTCTCTTTCTGGATGTAGTGTCCAATGTAATTTTATATCATTAAATCTTCCTTCACCTCTTTCTGCCTCCTGCCAAGTCTTATGAAATAGATTACCTGTACCATTTGGAGTAGATAATAAAACTGCCTTTCCACCGGTTGCTAATGTTTGTTGAGCAGAAGTCCATATTTCATCAATTTTATCAATAAATGCGGCTTCATCAATTACCAACAACGATAGTGCTTCTGACCTTGCTGCGTCTGGTGAAGACGATACAGCTTTAACCTGTGAACCGTTTTTTAGTCTTAGTGACAATCTGTTATCTTCTTCAGAAGGTACTCTTAACCAAGAAGGTAGCATTTCATGCATTACTCTAATTTTTGTAATAAGATTTTTTGCAGTATCTTGTTTTATAGCAATTACCAATACATTAAAGTCTTCGTTGAATAACATACTCCAAACAGTTAGACCTGCTGTCAATGTTGATATTCCCATCTGACGAGATTTAAGAATTATATTAAATCTTTTTTCTTTTAATTGTATTAAAGAATCTTCTTGAAAAGGATATAAATCAAATTTTATTTTTCCTTTTATAGGATGTTGAATATAACAATACTTACGCATAAAATATACAGGGTCTTGTGAACACCTTGTATACTCTTGTACTAAAGCCTCTTTGATTGTTTTCTTTGCCATAACCTTCTATATATAAATATATATGTTTTTAGTTTTATTGTATTTGACCAGCTAAATAAATTGCAGTTGATGTTCCTACAACTCCTACTACTACACCAAACCAACGTTTATTATACCATCTATCTGTTATCTTTAATCTGTCGCTGTATAATTTTATTTGGTCGTTCAATAAAACTATTTCTTTATTCTTATTAAGTATTATTGTATCGTTTTTATAACTTAAAGTTTTTAATTGGTTTACTTGTAATTCTAAACTAGAGATTAACTCAGTTTTAATAGAGTCTTGTTGTCTAAGTGTATCTATAGCAGAAAAAAACCCATCAAGTTCTGATTGTGGTATTTTTACTATTTTATCTTGACCAAAAGAGTTTAGTGTAAATAATATTGATAATATAAATAATATTTTTTTCATTATTTTTTACTCCTATATTTTTTTTCAAAATCTGAAATAGTTTTATTTGCAGACTTTGTTGATTTGACCTTTGTTTTTGTATCTTTTATTTTTTTATCTGTATTACTTACTTTTTCTTTTATTGCTTGTTTTTCTTTTTCTAATTTTTTAGTTTTTGTTTGTACGTCTTTTATTTTTTTCTTATTATCTTTTAAGTCTTTCTTAAATTGTTTTTTACTACCTTTTGAAGACATTGCTAATATGCCTGCTATGACAGCGCCTATTGCTAATAATATTTTCCATAACTTTTTCATTTGATTTCTCCTATTCGTTTAAGTTGTTTTCAAAAACTTCTTTCATTTTATTTTCTTCATCTGAAAGATGCTTTTCAAATCTATCTATTATATCTTGTTTTACCTGAGAACTTAATTTACTCCAATCTTCTATTGTGCCTGCTTCTGTTATATGATGCTTTGATTCTATTTCAGAAAACCATCTATCAAATTGCTGCCTTTTATTTTCTTTCCATGAATTAAAGTTTTTTTCAATATTTTCTTTAACCCAAGATTGATAAGTTCCTTCGTCTCTCATTTTTGCTTCGACTTTTAATTGGCATACCAAACAATGGCCGTGATGTTTATACATTAGTTTGTGCTGAGGTTTATTAAGCGGCGTACTGCATTTTGGACATGAATAAGGTATTTTATTATATTTCCTTGCAGATTTTAATTTTACAAAATTCTGCTTAATACCATTTTTTATTGTCCACGTCTTGCCATTCTCTTCCCATATTTCACCTTCAACTTTTTTATTTTTATATTTTTTATAACCTGAACGAGTCTGAGTTTTTGCTGTATAATCTCCTGTTACTAGATTTCTCATTCTCTGTACTTTACTTTGTTTTATTTTTTTCATAACCTAAAAATATATCATTCCTGTAATTTGATTGATAGGAGCAAACGCTCCCGTTAATTTATATGTCTTCCCTTTATATATAAATACTAAACCTTCACTTGGCACGATAGCTTTCATACCGCCAATTGAATTTAATTTGTTTAACTGTTGAGACAGTCTATTTATCTTTTTTATATCTCCACCTTTTTGAACTACTGATATTGCAGATTTAACTTGTTTTCTTATATTTTGAACTGCTTTATCTGGGTTAGCTGCTAGATAACCATCAACATTTTTTAACACCTCAACACCTAACTCAAAAAATAGTTTTTCAAATGGAAGCATGTTCTTTTTAACTTG